GTAGTCATATAATACATAATTATGATTTTTTTAAATTATTTATCTTCTGTAATTATTTCAGTAAGTTTCCATGTAATACAAAGACGTTTTTCCTTAAACCAGTGATTATATGCCATTCCTTTATGTAAATATGTTGATGGAAAAAAAACTCCTCTATTATTAAGAGTATTAATACATATAATACCCTTTTCATTTGGTATCTTTAAAAGAAAATCACCATCTGAATTTTCCATTGTATCATCGTCAATTGAAGATAAATATATACAAAAGGTGAATGTATTTTTTTTTTCATTATCAATATGATAAGATCCATTTTGACCATACAATTGTATATGCATATAATTTCGATCAATATTAAATTTTTTAAAGACTGTATTTTCAATTTTTGATTTAATATAGTCAGTATAAAATTCTCCTAACTCATATGCTGCAAAAAATTTATTGTTAAATCGCTCATTATTTCCTGAAGAATGTCCATAATTCCATTCTTTATGATTAATTACTTCTAATAATTTTATTAATTCATTTTTATTCAAAAAATGGTCATAAATTTTAATGTTTTCCATAATTATTTTTATTTTGTATAATATATTAAAAATCTATAAATCATTTCCATATTTATATTATTTCTTCTAATTTCCAGGCAACACACACTCTTAAATCCATTATATATCTAGAGAAAGATGTTGCTTTATGACAATAATCAGATGGAAAAAATATACCTCTATTAAATTTAGGCTCAAAACAAATTTTATAATTTAAACCTGAAAATTTAAAAAATAAAAGTCCTCCAGCTGTCTCAATATTTTCTTCTTTAATATTTGTAAGATAGAGACAAAAGATATAACAATTTGGATCAAAACAATCAATATGATAAGACCCATCCTGTCCATATGTATGTGCATTTGCATATAGTGATTTTATTTTAAATTTCTTTGAGAATTGTTTTTCAATTATACCTTTTATTTTAACAGAAAAATATTCATTATCTATAAGATCCATTTTCCAAAAGGGTGTATCATTATAAAAACCATTTGAAGTATGTCCCCATGTCCATGATTTATTATTAATTATTTTCAAACATTCATCTAATTCTTCTTGGTTTAAAAAATTATCTTGTATGATGATTTTATCCATATTATTATTATTATTTTAAATAATTATATTTTTATATAATTTTACATATAAACATATTAACTTTTTACATAATCAAATAAATAATATTAATCATGTACCCTTAAATATTGTTTATTTTTCGTAAAGAATTAAATTTATCCAGTTAAAAAATAAATTCTATAATATTCAGTTCCTGTAGTTCCAGGATTTCCTGGTGTTCCGCCACCACCAACACCATTTGAACCATCCCCTCCTTTCCCGTATGTTAATGAACTAGCATAATCTTTTAAAAAACATTTTCCTCCTGATCCGGCTGCGGGTGTAGTAGCAGTAGTTCCATTTTCTCCATCCGTTATTTGATTAGCAGTTCCACTTGTACTTCCTCCTGTTCCACTTGTCACTCCGCTAGCATTTGTTCCTCCTAAAGCTGCCCATGTACTGCTACCAATGGTTAATGTAGTGGTTTTACCTTTGGATGCTACAGGCGTAAATGATATTGTGGGAGTATTTCCTCCAATCGATGTTTCACCCAAATATAAAAATCCACCACCACCACCACCACCACCACCAAGACCAGATATTTGATATGCTGCTGTATTAATATGATTTGTTGTAATATATCCATATTGATTATGATGAGTATTACCATAATAATTGTATCTTTGATTATAAGCATTTACATTATTGGTAATATGCGTATTATTATTATCATCATGGATTGGAAGTTTTACATCAGTAGAATTATAGCCTGAAGGTACACTAACAATTTCATATGTTCCGAGAGGTCCGTTGCCATCATTTCCATTAGCCCATTTGGATATAGTTCCGGTATTTTGGTTTACTGCCGAAACATAATTACCTGTTTGCCCATTTGCACCTGCACCTCCACCTCCTACTAATATCGCCCTTATTTTTGTGCACCATATTGGTTTTGTTGGAGTTCCAGAACTGCCTTCCTCCCAGTAAGCTATACAAGATGTTGAAATATCTGTTCCTTGATAACTATAATTTAATGTTGATGGCGTTTCAGTAACAACTGATGAAAATGTTGATGTAGCAATTATTAAACCTCCTGTGCCTCCATATGCAGCTTGTATATTAGTATTAGTAGTTCCTTTTATTATTGAACTTAATGTAGTATTAGTTTTATAATAATAATTTGACATTAATATATATTTTATAATAACATATAAAGTTGTTTTTATATAAAGAATATGCAAAACTTTTTATTTGAAAAAGAGAAATTTATCTATAAAAAATATGATTCTATTATAACTGAATTGTGTGATGATATTATAGAATTATATGATATTTCAATAGATAAATGTAATATTACTAATAGTTTAAACTTCTCAAAGATAAAACAACATTTAATACATGAATTACAAAAATGTTTGATGATATATGAAAAACAAATATTTAAAAAATTAAATTTTCTAAATATAAAAAAAGAACAATATCATTTTATTATTGAAGATAGTAAATGTAATAATCATATACATAATTTGTCAACGATAAAACAAAAACAATTTGTATATATTTGGTTCTTAAATGATTATGATGGAGAAATATCATTTTTTAATGATTATAAAATTATTCCAAAGGCAGGATTATTTATATTATTTCCTATTTCATGGTGTTTCCCTTATAGTGAATTTATTAAATTAAATGAAAATCGATATATTATATATGGATATTTATAATTATATAAAAAACATTTGAAATAATCCACTATCATATTGGTCTAATCCAAAATGTTCTGCCATACTATGCCATTTTTTTGAATTAAATAATATTAATCGATTAAATTTATGATAAATTTTATCGGTTTCATTCCATTTTGTCATATCTTTTGAATATTTTTTCATAGTTTCTAAAGTTGCATTTATATCATGATAATCATAAAACCGGATTCCTGTTTTTTCATTAGCATCTGGAGTTAAAAAAATAATACCAGACCAATCAGAATTGTTATCAATATCTACTTCTGGTTTATATTTACTTGTTATATATTGAAATGATCCGCTACCAAATCTGGGTGATCTTATTTTTGTCATATCGACATCATATTGATATAAATATGATTCTATTTTTTTAATAATATCATTTGTGATAAAGCAATCTGTTCTTGATCCTAAAAAATCACCAGTTATATGAAATTTTTGAGATAGAGCAAATTCTCTCACATTATTTGGATCTTCATAAAAATCATCAATGACAATGAAATCACAATTATGATTATAATTTAAATTGCATGGATATGGACTATTTCTTTCTACACTTTTTTCAGGTGTTTTGGAAAAATTAAACCATATTACTTGAGTTAATCTACCGTCTTCTTTATCAATTCCAAAATAGTTATTTGGAACATGATATTGTTGACAATCAAATATTAACATTTTATTAAATTTATTTCCAATACGATCAATTTCTATCCATTTTGTTTTATCTATTCCTGTTTTTCTATCTTGTTTAATTTTATCATCTAATGGTATTAATACTGATGTTCCAGAAGATAATGATACATTTGGTGTTAAATAAATTATACATGAATAAGACATGTCTGAATCATTATGTATCCATGCATTTTCTGAGTTTATGGTATTTATAAAAAATGATCCATTATTATTGTTGTTATTTTTTTCGTTTTCTTCATCATTATAATCTAGATACATATTGCAATTTTTACCATAAGATCCCACTATTTTTTGTATTTTGTTTTTGATATCAGTACTTACAAATGGTGCTGTTCTAGTGCCTGGGAAACAACCTGTTATGTCTATTTTTTGTGATAATGCAAATTCTCTTACTTTTATTGGGTCTTCATAAAAATTATCAATAACAATTGCATTTAATTTTTGTTTATTATTAATCTTAAATATTGATTCATACATATATCATAAAATAGTATTTCTTTATTTTTTAAATTATTATAATTATATTTCTAACACATTAAAATTAGGATGTGTATAATGTTCTCAAATTTATAATTATTTATCTTGAATATTTTCCATAAAAACCCTTTTTTGAGAACATCCTCTATAATGAGCAGCTAAGGCTCTAGAATTTTTAGCTATATAATTACAATATTCACATATATCTTCTTTTGATGTAGAAGATGCATATAGTTTTGATAAATAATGTTCTAATGATGGAATTTGTATATCTTCCATTTGTGAAATTAGTTTTTGGTTATAATCTTTGATTGTTTTAATATGAGCTAATTTATTTAATATAAAAGTTTGATACTCTTTATTAATTTCATCGAGAACCTGTTTATCGATAGTTCTCTGTTCTCCTTCTGATTTTTGTAAATCTCCCAATTTATATTTAAAATGATCAATAATATCTACAGCTGCCTTTATTTTATCTGCATCATATTCCACTTTATGCATATATATTAAAACATGTCCATTATGCAATTCAATTTCAAAATTATCTTTATTTGTGATACCATAATGCTGTGCCATCATAATTCCTGAACAATTCTTGTTCTCAATATCTCTCAAGAATTTACGGACTTCATCTTGAGTTACATTTTTATCATAGTTTTTGTTCTCAAAAAGGATTACTGGTTTATCTTTTCTAGAAATTATAACATCACCTGTCTCCTTTGTTGTTCCAACCGAATCTATTTGAGCTGTGGGATAGAGACCCAAAAGAATATTATATAAGATATTCTCTGAAATCTTTCCTTTTGATGAAGAGTTCTCCATTTTTTTTAACAAATCTGAAATATTTGATTGTAGATTTGTGTTTGATCCGCTGTTTGTAGTAGAAATATCCTTTATTTCGGTCAGTTTGGTATCCAAACGATGTTCTGTAGAGGTAATAATAGAATTGAATATATTTTGAGAATGAACAAGTGTCTTTGAGAACTTATCATCTAGTGTGGATATGAAACCCTCAAGAGATTCTTTATTAATAGTTGTAGTTAAAAGTTTATCAGTATCTGTCCGTAGATTTTTTTGTAGATCCTTGAAAGATTTATCAATCTCTTTTGTGAGAACATCTTGATTTTTGGGGATAATTTCAGACATCATCATACGAGTTTTATCTAATAGGTTCTCATTATATTCTTTTATAATAGGTGCTATTTTTTCTGATGTAGTGTTTGATAATATCATTTTAAGATCTTCTATATAATCCTTTTTAAATTCTAAAAATTTTATTGAGAATTCTTGTTGGGTTCTCAAATTTATATCTGAAATGTTTGTTATTTGTGTTTGAAGAGATTTTATATTTTCCAATAATTGGTTTGCTAGGGAAGAATTCAAGGCTGGATTTACAGTTTGCATTAGGTTCTCGAGAACCTTTATAAAAATAATATTTATTTCTTCAATATCTATTTCTTTATTTTGATCATAAAATTCCCATATGGCTTTGTTTTGCAGCGTAATTTGGTAGTCCATCGAATAATATATAAATATCCACAAATATCTTTATATTCTTATTTTTCTATTGATTTAGTCTACTAACACAAGAATGATTTAATAGGTTCTCGAATTTTCCATTGAATTAGTCTATTATTACAAATCTGATTTAGTAGGTTCTCAAAATTTCTATTGATTTAGTCTACTAACACAAATCTGAATTAGTAGAATTAGTTTATATTATATATTTTTTTTCTCTCTATAAAAGCTTTAGGAAAATTTTCTTGGAGAACTTAAAATAATTTTTTTGAGTTACAAATTAAAATTTGAATTAGTATTTTAGGAATTTTTTTTTCCTCAATATTTGTTGTATAGATTTTAGTTGGTAT